ACCAGAACAACCGATGGGACATTTTTGTCCCTCACAGGGTCGGTTTTCTGTGGGGTTTGGGCAAACCTTTCCACCATTCTTTGGTTCCACTCGGGTAGTCCAAGTGCGAGATTGTGTGCCATCACCACATTCTTTGCTACATGTAGACCATTCAGACCACTGACCAGAACAATCAATGGGCTCTGGAGCTGGAGCTGGAGCAGGAGCTGGAGCAGGAGCAGGAGCAGGAGCAGGAGCAGGAGCAGGAGCAGGAGCTGGAGCTGGGGTCGAACAGTCTGCCCCTGTTCCCTTACAGGACCGGTTTTCTATGGGGTTTGGGCAAGCTTGTCCACCATTTTTTGGTTCCACCCGGGTAGTCCATGTGCGAAATTGTGTGCCATCTTTACCACATTTTACAGGGGTTCGCTTAAACCCATTCATCGTAAACTTATTTTTGCTACACGTAGACCATTCAGACCACTGACCAGAACAATCTATGGGATCCGGAGCTGGAGCTGGAGCTGGAGCTAGAGCTGGAGCTGGAGCTGGAGCTGGAGCTGGAGCTGGAGGAGGGGGCACCCCCATGGGAGGGGGTGGAGGTTTCCTATTAGATGGAGGTGGCGCATCTTCTATGGGTTTGTCTTTCATGTTGTCCATTTGCTTTCTCCAAAACTGTGAGTTCCCAACCCTCCGTCTTTCGGAATTTTCTACGGGTTCGGGTTCGGGTTCCAAAGTGACTGACCTGTTGCCAGCGATAGCAGCCGCCATCACCGAACCCAACATCAACAGGATCTGGGCCATATCTATAGTATGCAGAGATTTTATACGAGTTTTGAAACATCGTTGATCTTGTTGAGGATGTTGAAAAATTTGTAAATTGAATCAACCTCTTTGGGGTTAATGATCTCAAGTTCAATCTGATAAGATGCTTCTTCTTCAGAGTCCATATCTGCGTTGTCACCTGAGGAGATTGTCATGTCGATACTCAGATTCTTGCGGATGAAAGAATGTCTCGTCTTGGTTCTCTTCCTGTCCATCTCGTATTCACCGGATGTCGGAATTTCCCTGGCAATACAAAACCTAACATCCAGTGGCTGGTCACTGTCGACAAAGTCTTCTTTGTGAACCTTGATCTTCTGAATCATCTCCTGCTCCCCAGAATCTTCATCACTGGTGATTCTGATACTGTTCGAGTCATTGTAGTACACTTCGACTGTTTTCGTTTTTTTCTCTTCCCATCCATCATACTTCTTCAAAGCTTTGAGGACCCTTTTCCATACGTCTTTACCTACATTCGTATCGAACAGAGATCCGTTGTGACGCCCAAGACGAATTTCAACTTCGATGTCTCCCTCATTCTTATGAGTTTCGAACAGGGGGAGGGTCTTGTCTACGATTTTCTGAATATCCATGGCGATTGTTCTTGTCATTTCTAATATTGCGTCTTTCCCTTAAGTGTTTAATGTTCATAAAATTTAATGAAGGGTATAGAAAATCAAGGAAATACATGTTATTTCAACACCGCCCTACAATGCATGCTTTATATACCAGTTTTGTCAAACTATTACATCAGACATCCGTATCAGGGTGAATGTAAGTTTTCTAGGGTGTATTCCAACTTGACGAAAGAGTATTGGACAAAAGGTCAGAGTAGCGTAAACGTGTCCGGGTTACTCACATTGTTTCAGGAGCAGTTTCCTAGATTCAAAAAAAATGAACAGCATGATGTCCAGGAGGCTCTCTTATGCATCATCGACGTATTGGAAAAGTCTACACCAGAAATCAAAAAGTGGTTTTACGGAAAGAAGGTTCAGGAGACTATTTGGCCTACAGGGAAGTCAACAAACGAAGAAGATTTTTGTATTCACTTGGTGACTTCCAATGGAAAGGACATGGGTGGAATTCTGTCTAAGAGCACCGATTGGAACGTCGTTGACAACTATGTTGACGATGATGGCAAGCGACACAACTTAGCCACGACTCGCATGGTATTCTCTCAACTCCCACAAGTTCTCATCATTTCATTTGATAAGAAGTGTCATGTTCAAATTTTAGAAAAACTAATCATAGATAACAAGCAATACAACTTAATTTCTACAGCTCTACACGTCGGAGATCAGGGTGACGGTCACTACGTCAGTTTTGTAAAAAGGAGGAACAAGTGGTTTCTAATCAACGACGAGCACATGAAAGAACATGAGCTACCTGAAGAAGGTGGTTTCTATCTCATGGTTTACAATCTAAAAACTCCTTCATCTCAATATTCTCCTTGATGTTGACAATAGTCCTGTAAAACGTTCGTCTGTTGTTGGGATAGTTCTTGTCTGTTCTACGTTTCAGGGGTCTCCACCACATCGGCTCTTCCCAAGTTACGTATGTGCATTCAATGATGGCACCGTCCTCCATCCATGGCTTGTTTTGCACTCGATCATGTGGAATCTCAGACTCAAAAAACAATTTTCCCTTTTCTTGGACATACAATCTCCACGTGGGTCGTCCCTCATTAAATCCAGGTGTTTCTCGTGAAGGTTCCCACTTTACGAGAAAGTCCACTGTATTCTTTTCACGAGGTTTCCATTTAAACATGGTTTCATGAGTTCCAATTCGTATGGGTTCATTGACTGGTGTGAACACGAGACCATCGATATTTTGCTGAACCGTCGGGAGATATTCATCCATAAATGTTCCAAAATCTCTCATCGCATGAAACTTCTTACACTTGAGCCTGTATTTATCAGACTTCATACATATCATAGACTTCATCATAGCTTTACAAGCGTCCATACGTTTGTGTAAATCTAAATTCCACACCATCTCACCGGAAACAATCACGGCATCATAGACCATGAGAACATTTTCATAGAGTTCACCATCTAGGATTGTTCCTTCATAGGCGGACTTTTTCAGGTTGATAGGAACTTCAAACATCTTGAAAGACCTGTTTACAAAGAGACACTTCTTCTTCCCCTCAAACATGAGGGCGACGAGCATATGTCTCTCTCCATCAGTCTTTTCACAAACGACATAGTCACCACCTTTCAAGATTGGAAAATGTTTACGTTCAATGGAGATGGGTTGTGGTCCGGGAAAATATTCCTTACTACCCCACACTTTATGTATGTATGACACGACATATTTATAAAGTGGGGATTCCACCTCTATAGACATGTTTAAAACACAAACAAAACCTTTAATTCAGTTTCACACTCGCAGCGTTCAGGATGTTTGATATGCACTCGTGTGTATACGTTTGAATCAACTTAGATGCTGAAAAAGCATAAATTTTGACACCTTGTTCTTTCAAATTTTCAAACATGTTGGGGTGTAGCTTCCACGTGCCTTTTTTCTTATTTTTGATGTGCTTAATGATTGTTTTCGGCATCATCACCCACACCTTGGCACTCGTGGACACAACATTGTAAAAGTGTGGTGAAGTTTTTTTCCCTAGAACTGTATCGAAATCGAGACCCATCTGAGAAGTAGGTTCTTTGGATTCCGACCTCACCTTTTCTTTGAACATGTCCCAGTTGATAGTTTCTTTCACACCAGGAAACACTACTAAACCCGCATTTTCATTCACTTCCAAGCTCTTGTTTAGGGACTCATCATCTACACCTATACCAAAATCGATAAAAAGTATTCGATCATACTTCTTCATACATTGTTCAATGGTGTCAATTTTTTCATGTGTGTCGTCATTCACATAGACGATCTGATGATTCACAGAATTTTGAAGACACTTTATATTCAGTCTCAATATGGTGTGCAATGTCTTTACATGACAAGACTTTGATCTCGTGACGACTATCGTGACAAACTTCATGTATTGGTTTGTAGTTTAAGCCTTAAGCCTTTCATCCATGCAACCACTGAAAGGTAGATTACCTACATGACCAAGTGTGGTATTGACATCCGCAAAAATTTTACCTCCAATTTGTTGCCATCTCCTACAAAACGCGTAATCTTCAGAAAGGTATCGTTTCGAGTCGGGATCAATCATGCAATCAAAAGCTGCATGATATTCATCAAAATCACGGTTCTGGTGATCATTTTTACACCAAAGCTCTGGGAACTTCTCTTCCAGTTTTTTAAAGACTGATCGACTAATCAACATGAAACCAGTTGGGCCATCGAGGATTTCTACAAAGCCATTTTCTATGGTCCGTCGTGTCGCGCCAATATTCACGACGAGACTGGAAGAAAGCATGGCCATGTCACGGTCATCACCATTTTGAATGGCACTGGCTGCCTGATCCCACATGACCACCTTTTTGGGATAACACGCCACAGAAAGTTCATGTCCAGATTTGACAAGACGAACAACAGCGTGTGGATCAAAATGTATATCCGCGTCTATAAACATGAGATAGTCACAATCTGTTTTCTGCATGAAACGTCCGACGGAAACATTACGAGCTCTATGAACTAGTGATTCATTTTCAGTTGTATCAATCATTAATTCAATTTTTTCCTTGATCAACAAAAGTTGAAGTTTTATTACACTTGACATGTATTTTTCTAAACAGAGCCCACCATAACAGGGTGTTGAAAGAAAAACTTTAGTCATATTCTATCTATGTCCTTTAGACTCTAAGTGTTTTTTCACGATATTCTCAATCTTATTCAAAGTGGGAATAGACACCGAACACTTCTCACAAATTTCATTTTTAGTGACTCTGCTCCCTATGACCATGTAAATGATTGAAGAGGCTACACTGTTTGGTGTTTTACTCATTAGATCCACACAGTCTTCAGTTTGATCACATAGTTTTATACATCGAAGGCGCTCTTCTTTTGTGATTTCAAAAGAGTTCAGGAGACGTTGCATGACATCGAAAGCTTTGGTGACGTAATTCTTTTTCGTCTCACCCAAAATGTTATCTTTGAAAATTTGGGTTGTTCGACTGATGTCTTTAGACTGAATCCCAAACATGTCCGCGATTTCTTTGGTAGTTCTCGGATGTTTCGCCATCCTACAAGCGTATAAAACACAATTGGCTTTTATCCCGAGACGAACCGCCCCTCTTGTCAATTTTTCCTCGTTAAACTTTTTATACATAATCTTAGCGTCTTTAAGAACACAGTCGGGTAGAGTGTGACACGCTTCGTCTATATCGCGGTAAGCATGAAACAATGATCTATCTTTGTGATTCATAGACATATGAAAGTTAATTTTAGCCATACGTTTATTCTCGTAAGTTGAGTAACCTTGTGTAGAGATGATAGTTCCTTTCCCCCAACTATCTGAGAAAAGCTCTGGATTGGCATTTGGATTCCCACACCTAGAGGGGTCGTTCACTTTACCGTCATCGGTAATTCCACTTGTCCATTCCGGTGTGTCATCTATGAAGTTGTCATCGACCAGACCACATTCTGAACAAACCGGCAACCCTTCCGGGCTGATGACCTTCACACCGGAGCATTCCCTACAAATGTTTGTATTTACTAGCTTTTCTTCTTCGTTTTTGGGTAATAAGGAGTCTATTTCAGACCATATAGTTGCTAGCATTATCTTTCTTGTTTTCTGTACGTGTGAAATTTAACTTAGGTGTCTGACGCGCATTTCAATCGCGTCAATTGTTTCCTTAAAACTGCGACCTCCTGAGGTCGTTGGTTCCCATTCGTTCCATTCTTTGTCTATTTGACGATGATCAGGTGGGAGATCAATCGGCATACCTTCCATCTCTGTGTCAGAGACTACAAATCCACCTAAATCAGACTCGGAATCACCACCTTCGTCGTAGATGTCACTATCCGTGTCTTCGACATCTATTTCAGAGTAATAGACGAACATACCAGTCCCTAAAGGTTTCATTTCCAGGTCTTCAAATGTCGTACCGGTTGGGTAGTGCTCCATAACACTCTCGTAAGGTGCGGGGGACAATTCACTATCGTCTAGTTTGTAGACACACGCAGACTTGTAAAACATTTCGGTGGGGTTTAGGTAGTGCATACCAAGTGTCAGGCCAGTGTTCATCGCGACGACACCATACATTTCCTCCTCAGTTCCTTCTTCGTTTACTAAAAGTTTGACAATATCATTTTCATTTATTTCCTTTGGCACAATCATGCTTAGAGTTTTCTGACAAATTTTTATCATTGATAATATCACAGATGAAAGTTATTATTTATTCAAAGGAAGGTTGTGAGTACTGTGATCATGCAGTCAAATTGTGTGAATCAGAAAATTTGGAACACGAGAAGATCATGATTGACAAAGATGATCTAAAGGAGATATGTGGAAAAGTAGTCACAACCTACCCTCAGATATTTATTAATGGACGTCACGTGGGAACCTATTTTGAATTTCAGGACTACATTGAAGATGAATATGAACCTATTCTCGAAGAAACCTTAAATAGATTTACCGTGTTTCCTCTGAAGTATCCAGATCTCTGGGATCTTTATAAAAAGGCACAGATGTCTAACTGGACCGCAGAGGAAGTAGACTTGTCCAAAGACATGGACGACTGGAAAACCCTGAATGACAACGAACAAAAATTCATCAAATACATCCTGGCGTTCTTTGCTGGGTCTGATGGAATCGTTTTTGAAAACATTAACAACAATTTTGCGGATGAAGTTCAAATCTCAGAAGCTAGATCCTTTTACGCCTATCAATCCCATAACGAAATGGTCCATGGTGAAACATACTCCAAGCTCATAGATAAGTATATCAAGAATCCGTCTGAAAAGAAACACCTGTTCGAAGCTATCCAAACAGTCCCCTGTATAAAACGAAAAGCGGAATGGGCACTCAAATGGTTCGACAAGAAAAGCAAATCATTCGCGGAACGCCTCTTCGCTTTTGCATGTGTTGAAGGAATTTTCTTCTCTGGAAGTTTCTGTGCAATTTACTGGTTGAAAAAGAGGGGTCTCATGCCTGGTCTTTGTTTCAGTAACGAATTGATATCTAGGGATGAAGGTCTTCATCAAGAATTTGCTGTTGAACTGTTCAAGCACCTTCGCATGAAACCTACCACAGAAACTGTTCACACTATCATCAAAGAAGCTGTTGAAATCGAGAAATCATTCATCATAGATGCTCTACCCTGCAATCTCATAGGTATGAATTCTGAAAAGATGTCAGAGTATATCGAGTATGTATCTGACCGACTCCTAAAGCAAATCGGACAACCCCCTATATGGGGTTCTAAGAATCCTTTCGACTTTATGGAAAACATTAGTCTCGACGGGAAAACAAATTTTTTCGAGAAAAGGGTGGGTGACTATGGAAAACTCGACGACGACAACGACGAAATTGGTTTCAATGAGGAATTCTAATCGTAAACATTTTACATTCAGTGGTCCTGACTGACTGTAGAATTATTTAAACTTTAATGGAACAATGTTCCTTCGGGGGAAATATCCATGGAACCGAGAACTGCACCACTTCCCTGCAGTTCAACCTCTTGCTCATGGAAACCGGGTTCAGGGTTGGGAGCATCAACCATCTCAGGTTGCTTCTTTAGCTGCTTCTTACCCTTCTTACCATCACACCCACAACCACCCTTCTTCTTCTCACCACCACATCCACACCCTGTGTT